CGAACCTCGGACTGTATCTCGCAACAGTCCTCGAAGGCCGGGCAGACCCGACGCCGAAGGAGATCTTCGACGCCTGTGACAAGGTTCTTGTCAATGGCGACGATATTCTGTATCGGTGCTCGGGATCGGAGGCGCTTAGGCACGAAGCGCTCGGTAAAGCAGTCGGTCTCAAGATGTCAGTCGGCAAATCGTACGTTCACGAACGCTACGCAAATGTCAACTCGACTTCGTTCGACTTCATGCTCGGTGAGAAGGTCTTTCAGCGCGGTGGTCCATCGCCGCGTCAGATCGACTTCCTGAACACCGGCCTCTTCTTCGGTCAGCACAAGGTGCTGGGCCGAGTCGGGGTCGATGTCGGGAACGAGGAGGTGGCTCCGCAGCCCCTCTCCGCTGTCATTGACACGCTGCTGCAAGGCGCCGGCCCTCTGGGTCAGCCGCGCCTCCTCGCAGCGTACCTCCGGCAACATGCCGAGGGACTCACGAAGGAGTGTCAAGGACGTAACCTCTTCATCGCCAGATCATTGGGCGGTATGGGTGTTACTCTCCCCGTCGGATTTCGGACGGACTTCACATGGCTTCAGAAAACGATCGCGAAGCTGCAGTATGACGCGACGTCATCCCGCTGTGTGAAGATCTCGCCGTACAATTTCCGTGTTGTACAGCGGCCTGTACTCGAGGCGAAAGCGTGGGCGATCCTATGCAAGGAGCCGGAACTCTATAGAGACCCGGCCCCACGGCACGGACAGCAGCGCCAGTTAGCACGTCGTAAGACGCGCTTCCTGAGCGAAGCTGTCATGCAGCTGGGCATAGTGACCGTCGCACCATCGCCGTACAGTCGACCGGTGTTTGATTGATCCAGGAACCAAACGACCTGAGCACGTCGTTAAACTGCTTCGTTGGACAACGTAGAAACCATGGGGTCCTACGCCTCAGCAGCCAAAACGGTGCTATGATCTGTAGCTTAATACTTCCGTACTAAGGCTCGGCTTTCAGAGAAAATCTGTTTCTTCGTGTTTCCTATCCTCTGGATAGGGCATGGAATGTCAGAAAGACTATTTGACCGAACCGGAACGTCGAACGACTGCACGGCTGCGCCTCGCGGCACATGTGGGTATTAAGAGAGAAATCTCGGCCACTCCTACGAGGTAGCGTAAGATGTACAGTCTCTCCAGTAGCTGGGAGGGCTCCCACACTACAGCTACAAATGCCGAAGCGTTCTCGCAACGGCCAGACCAACGCCCTGCCAGCGTCTAAGAAGCAGAAAGCGAATCCGCAGCCCGGACGTCCCCAGCAACGAAATGCTGGATCCGGCTCTGTCGCCGCGAGCTCTTTCGCGGCGGCGGCCTACGCCACCGGACAACGCTCACGTGAACCCAACGTGAGTGCCTCTGGACGATCGACCCGAATCCGCCACCGTGAGCTCGTCTCTACGGTGACGGGATCGGTCGCCTTCTCCGTGTTCGGGTCGTACGACCTGAACCCGGGCGTCGCAGCCACGTTCCCATGGCTGTCGACGCAGGCGAGTGGTTGGGAGCAGTACCGCTTCCACAAGCTGTGCTTCGAGCTCTTCACCCGAGCACCAACCACCTCGACTGGCTCTGTCATTCTCGCTCCCGATTATGACAGTTTGGACGCGCCCCCAGCGTCCGAAGCAGTGGCAACGAGCTACCGCGACTCGACGGAGGATGCCCCGTGGAAGGACCAGGTTTGTCACCTGGACCCGACCGCGATGCACCCGATCGGGCCTCGGAAGTATGTGCGGTCCGCACTTGTTGCCAACTCGGACCTCAAGACCTACGACGCAGGCACGATGCACGTCTGCACCGTGTCGCAGGCGAACACCGACGGCATCGCAAAGCTGTGGGTGGAGTACGACGTGGAGTTCTTCGTCCCGCAAACCGCCTCTTCGGGGGCTGCGGCGCAGAACAACTCGTTCGCGCTCTTTAACCTCTCTGCGAATCAGTCTCTGACGACGGCGACCGCTGCCACCATCGTCTTTGACGAGACCGTCGTGAACGACCTGGGCATCGTGAACAGCTCTGGCGTACTCACACTGCCGAAAGGCAACTGGGAGGTTCGCGCCGAGGCCTGCTGTTCGGGTGGCACGTCGACCGTCGCTTCGCTCTTACTCGCGATCGAGAAGAACGGAGCTGCGCTCGCCGTGCCCTGCGAGTCGAACTTCGCAGTGAACACGTCGGGAACGACACTGTTCAATCCCATGGTCTCGGCGACAGCGTATGTCCCGAGTACGGGATCCGACACGGTCCGTGTCAGGGTCACGTACACGAGCGTCGCCGGCACCCTCGTGGCCGCCGGCGACCGTTGTCGCCTGATGGTCCGGATCTGCTAGTCAGGCCGGATGATCGCTTTGACCTATCATACGTCGTTAAACTGGGTCGTCTAACTGGACGTTAACAAGTCTCTGGACGACTGTCCTTGCAGCCGATGATTTATCCCCATGGAGTCAAGATCGGGCCCCTGCATTGACAAGTCGTGCCGAACACGTGGTTCGAGTAGGACAGACGCGTATGGATGTTATAAAGTCGAAAGACGACCTCACGGTCACCCCAGCGCGTCGCCGATAACTCGAAAGGACGGTCGGTGGACAGCAAAACTTTGTGGCAGCTATACCAAACGGTACGTTTGCCAGGAACAGGTTTTCCAGATTGAGTGCGCGTGAGCCTTAGCGTGCCGCTAAGGCCTAGTCGCCCGGAGGCCATACGATGCCTCGAGAAATCGTAGGTTGCCGATAACCGAAATCGGATCCGTCGATGAAGAGCTCTTCGACGCGCGAAAGACCGCGAACCTCAGGGGATATCCCCCTGTTGTATGCCCAACGATAGTAAGCGACCTATCGTTTGTTCCGGAGTTGCACGGGTAACTGTGCCTGCGTAAGCAGAATGTCCTCTATGACGATTCGGCGGGAATACCCGCCGTATGCGACTCAAGAAACAGCTCCGTTCGGGAACATACGGGTAGTTAAATGCTGAAAGCGAT